AAGAATGGAGATAATATATACAAGTGTAATGATAGGAATGGGAATAGCAATAGGGATATATATTTCAAGTCAAATAGAAAAACATATTGACGGGAGAACTAATAATAAAAAGCTATTAAAGAATATGAAAGAATTTGATAAGGATAGGTTCGTGAAAACTAATATGACAAAGAAAGATATTTTACATTATTATACGCATATAAAAAAGGAAAAGAAAGATGTTAACTAATTTTTTACTATTATTATTGGTGTACGTTCTATGGTCATCATATAAATTAACCGAAGAAAATAAAGATGGCGAATAAAGATAAGTACACAGTGGAACAGGTAAAGGACGCACTAGATAAGTCTGGTGGCTTCCTATCAGTAGCAGCAGAATCATTAGGTTGTACTAGGAAAACAATATACAACTACCTAGATAGATACCCTGAACTGAAAGAAGTTTGTGAGGACATACGGGAAAGGTACTTGGATATCGGAGAGAATGAACTGATGAAGAAAGTAAAAAAAGGTGCAACACCGGAACTCATATTCTTTCTAAAGACAAGGGGTAAGGGTAGAGGATATGTAGAAAAACAAGAACTAGATATCAGTAGTGGAAACGAACCTATAAAAATTAACATAAACCTAGATGGAGATAACTCCTGACTTTACCAGAACCCAAAGGAAAGCATTAACATATCTTACAGATAACACTACAAATGAATTACTTTTTGGTGGAGGGGCAGGTGGTGGTAAATCGTACTGCGGTTGTGCGTGGCTTATTATAAACTGTTTACAATACAAAGGGACTAGATACTTAATGGGACGTTCTAAATTGGACGCATTAAAGAAAACAACTCTTAACACTTTCTTTGAGGTATGTGCTTCATGGGAGATAAAGAGTGGGGTACATTACAACTTCAACGCACAAAGTAACATCATAAAATTCTATAACGGTTCAGAGGTAATGCTTAAAGATTTATTCTTATACCCTAGTGACCCCAACTTTGATAGTCTTGGTTCACTAGAACTAACAGGTGCATTTATAGATGAAGCAAATCAGATAACACAAAAAGCAAAGAACATAGTGCTATCTAGGTTGAGATATAAGTTAGATGAGAACAACTTAATCCCAAAGCTACTATTAACCTGTAACCCTGCAAAGAATTGGCTATATAGTGAATGGTACATACCCCACAAGCAAGGGAAGTTAACTACTGACAAACAATTCTTAAAGTCATTAGTAACAGATAACCCGAACATTTCAAAACACTACATAACAACGCTAAAGAAACTAGATAACATAACTAGGGAAAGATTACTGTATGGTAATTGGGAATATGAAAATGATGAGAACAAGCTATTCAAGTACGATAGTATTATTAACTTGTTTACAAATGATTTCATAGTAGAGGAAAGGGAAACTTTTTTAAGTGTAGATGTAGCACGATTCGGAAAAGACAGTTCGGTTATATGCGTTTGGAAGGGTTGGGTAGTGGTAGATATTATTAAGCATACTAAAAAGAGCATAACTGAATTAAGTGATATCATATTAGAGATAGCAAAGCAATACAATGTTACCAGAAGTAATATCGTGGTAGATGAAGATGGAGTTGGAGGTGGACTGAAAGACGTTTTAAAGGGTTCTAAAGGATTTATTAATAATAGTAGGGCAATAGGTAAGGAGAACTATATTAACTTAAAAGCACAGTGCTATTACAAGTTTGCGGACAAAGTGAATCGTGCCTTAGTTTACATAATGGATAATAAATATAAAGACAAGATAATACAAGAGCTAGAAGTGGTACAGATGAAGGACATAGATAAAGATAATAAACTTAGTATAATTGGTAAAGATAAAATTAAGGAACATATCGGGAGAAGTCCTGACTTTGCTGATGCACTCATGATGAGAATGTACTTAGAAATTAATAAAACAAAAATAACTTATTTCGGATAAGTAGAAACTGCGCTAGTAAAATGAATAATTAACTTAAATTTGCAAAATATGATAGTATTAGAAATCAATGGAGAACAGAAAAGAATACCACAAAGTTATTCGGAAATAACGCTAGGAGATTTTACAAAGTTATGGAAGATAATGTGCAAGTACAATCTAGATGAACCTGAAACAGATGATGACGTTGAAAGGAAAGTAGTAAACGAATTAAACTTATCTAGAGAATTAGTAGGTGCAATGCTAGGACTAAAATCTGAAGACGTGGATAAACTTGACGTGCAACAAACTGATGAAGTCATAGGTTTGTTTAATCGGTTACTAGAAAAAGATGAGCTAGATGGAGATTGGGGTAATCATAAGTTTGAGCATAATGGGGAGGAGTTTTACTTCCCACAACATAACTTCGGAGAGATGAGCTTTGGAGAGTATGCAACTATTAAACAGTACGAACAAGTGTTATCTAAGGATAACGGTAACAGGTTTGATTTTATAGCTGAACAAATTGCATACTGTTGCAGAAAGAAAGGAGAGGAAAAAGAATCGTATGACCTGAAGGAAAGGGCTGATTTGTTTAGAGATGTTACAATGGATAAAGTTTTGAAACTAACTTTTTTTTTGCAGAAACGGATAAGTTCATTAGAAGCAATTACGAAAATGTATTCGGAGGCAGCGAAGATTCAATCGGAAAAAAAATTAGTCACATCATAGAGGGGTACGGTTGGTTGAATACGATATACAGGTTAGCAAATGTAGGGGTATTTACAAAAGGAGTTGAGATGAACGCTATTGAAAGCGTAGAAGAAGAAATGCTGATGAGTGTATTAACATATCTAAGTTGGGAGAGTGCAGACCTAGAATATAACAATCAATACCAGAAGTTAGCACAGAAAAGGGAAAAGAATAGAACTTAATAAAAAGAAACAAAGATGGCAATACTACAAGATTTACAGAATTTAAGTCAGGACGTTGATACTGCAAGAGCAGGATTTTTCAATACCTATCAATTTGGCAACCTAGGTATGGTTAACGCTAGTCATAATACAAACTACCCACTGTTACATCTACTTCCACCAACAAGCACATTTCTAGATTCGTATAAGAATGATGAGCAGATGACTTGTAACTTCCACTGTTATAGAACATTAATACCGAGAGAAACGGGAGGAACAACAGGGGTACTCTTTAACGCACAACAATTAGAGATGACATACGATTCACTGCTGGAACAGTTTAAGGGTACTATGCAGTCCTTACTATTAAATAATGAACATAAGTATATAATCACAGGTAATTGGAGCGTAGAACGTATTAACGAGGAATTTAATGATGGGCTAGTCGGCATAATATGTTCCGTTCAGATTAATAAATTTACGCACTGCTTACTATATAATAATTAATAATGGCATTAACACTAATTACACTAGAAAAGATAGCACTACAATACAAGATTGCATTCGGAGCTGAACTTATAAGACAGGGACAAACGAAAAGAAGCGGTAGTTTGGTAGAAAGTTTGAAAAGTGAAACTCATCTAGGTTATCCTACTACAATACGATTCTTTGGTAATCACTATTGGAGATTTCTAAACTACGGGGTTTCATCAGGACATATTACAAAACCGTATGCGTACCCAAGAATAGAGGGATTAATAAAATGGTTAAAAAGAAAAGGTATCGGGAGTGGGGATGATAAGATTAGAGGAATAGCATTTGCAATAGCAACTGTTCATGCAAAGAGAGGTATGCCTACCAGAGGTGGAAGAAGGGATGAGAGTAGAATGAACTTTGTAGATAAGGCAATAGATAAAAATAGAAGTAAGATACAGCAAACAATAGCCAAAAATGTAGGTAGAGATTTTTCTCAACTGTTTGTTAAATTACACAGATAAAAAATAAAATTATGACATTACAAGCACTAGGTCACCAAAATAAAGTTTACGATACAAGTCGACCGTATATGTTCAAATACAGGTCAAATAACCCGCAATGCGTAAATATGGTTTATGTTCTACAAATATATGATTCATTGGGAGCAGGTTGGACGACAGTAACTAAACCTATGAAGCAACCTTTAGAGTGGTCGCTGGTGGATGAGTTCTGGGTTGACTTGTCAATGCTAACTACCGATTTTGTTGAATTTGATATTGTAACAAAGCTAGATGCTAACGTAAATAGAATCTTTATGGAGTACCATGAAGTGAATTGCAAACTTCTAATTACCGAAGAAATTTACGACCCCATAACACAAATGCTAGAGTATGAGCACGACATAAATCTTTGGCAACAACAACAGACTTTCTATGTAGCAGAAATGGGAACATCTCATGAAGAAACTTTCAATCTAGCACAGCACCATTTTACTTATCCGTATCATTTATGGGCACATAATTGGAGTGACGAAACTTGTAAATTTATGACCGATATGCCTTTGGTTATGGAGGAATGTTTGGATGATAATAAAGTTTTATCATTTAATAGTCACTTGAAAGGAATGTATCTAACAATAATAATTACTAGGGAATCAGGAGCGACTAGCATACCTATCAGAGCAAGTGCAGACTTAATGGGTATAGGTGTTTACCAGATAGGAGTAGGGTTTCCACAGTTGAAAGCATACTTTACTGCACAAGGTACTCTAGCAACTTGGTGGACTGCTACTAATGGTTGGAGCAAGATACAGTATATGATGGCGGATAGCACGACAAATACAATAAGAACAGCTAGATATACTTCAAACTTTTCTGTTTGTGGTTGCAATGATGAGCACGTTCGGTTATGGTGGAGAAACAATAGAAACGGAGTTGACGCTTTTACCTTTAAGGGAGCAAATGCACAGTACCTTGCAAGTAAATTTGAAATCTACCAAAAGCCATTAGGTTTCAGACGACATCAGGCGGAAGACCCACTAGATTCTGATTATACCGATAAGCAAAATAACAGCTTTAATCAGAAAAGTTCTGGTCAAAACAAGGTAAATATCGAAGCACACAAAGAAATGAAAGTCATATCTAGTTGGGAGAACAAAGAAAAAATGAAGTGGATAGCCGACCTTTTAATTTCAAATCAAGTATATGTAGAGCTAAGAGATGGAAGTCACTTTACTTGGTTTGACGACCCTACAAGGTTTGCAGATTTTCACTTAACTCCGGTCATAGTAAAAAATACAAGAATGAAAACAAAACCGCTTAACAATACATTCAGTAAGATAGAACTTGACCTACGATATGCTAATCCTAAAACAGTTATTAAATAATGGCACAAGAAGTAACACTTGAAATATATCATATAGAGAATAAGACTAGGGAAGTAGTTAATGGAAAACTAGATATATATAAAAGCGACAATCTACCACTATCATTACAGTTTGGAATAAAAAACATTTCAAACCTTAGTGAAAGCACAGGTTCATACTCTAAGACATTTGATATTC